CGATGAAAGAAAAGTTGAATGATGCATATGCTAAGCGTGATGCAGCCCTCGCAAAGACTGCTGAACAAGAGCAGGCAATCAAAGAAGCAGAACGCGCCAGACTTCGTGATCAAGGTTTAGAAGCCGAAGCTCTTAAAAGTGAACTTGATGAGCTGAAAGCAAAAGATAGTGTAAAAGATAAAAAGATTGTTGAACTGACCCGAAACATGGAAGTCAACAGCCTCTTGTCTGGCCTTGAATTTCGTAACGACAAGTCTCGTAAAATGGCATTTGAAGAAATTGTCGGTGAGCTTGTGCAGGATGAAAATGGAGTGTGGAAACACAAAACAGGCGCAGCCCTGACTTCCTTTGTCACTACTTTTGCGCAGGATGACGACAACTCATTCCTTTTCAAGTCTAAAGAGTCAAGCGGTGTGGGAACGACAACCGTCAAACCATCGTCACCCAGCGGCAAGCCTGAATCGATGTTTAGCCTCTCACAAGAGGAAATGATCAAGCGGGCACAAGCGGGGACATTACGTAAGAAATAAGGAAACACTATGTCTGTAAATACAAACCTGGCCGGTGCCAGCAATGAAGTCCTGCAGGAAGTTCTGTCTGCATACTCTGACGAAGCATACACAAATGCGCGTAAGCTGTCTGGCACTGATATTGTCGGCGGAAACCCGCTGATTGATACCAACACTGAGACTTTTGTCGGTCAAATTCGCTGGCACTCGCCTTTGAACCCGACTGTTAACGTAGCATCTTTGACCGATGCCACTGACGGTACAGTAACTACTTACAGCTCTGATTACTTGAAGTATATCAAGACTGTGCGTACCAACGGTGCAAAGAAAGTCAACATGCAACAAGTGGTCACACAGATTGACGGTCTGGCCAAGATCGGTCGCGACTTCGGTGAGACCCAAGGTCAAGATGAGCATGACAGCATCTTGGCAGTCCTCAAAGGCGTTGCCCTGTCAGAAGCTCTTATGGGCGCTGCTTCCGCAACCGGTCAAGCCGGTCTCGGTGGTCAGAACTTTGACAATGACCCCACAGAAATGCGTAATGGCTTTTATGTAGACTTGGGTTCAGAGAAGGTTGTATCTGCAGCCACAAGTGCAAATCAGGGCGCAGCTCGTGCTGAAGCCTTCTTGATGGCAATGGGCATGGCTTACAAAGACTACGAGCCTCCGTTTGCTTACCTGATTACTTCCCCTGAAGTTGTTGCCAGCCTGCGTTCCGCTAACCTTGTTGATCAAGACCGGGTAGTAGATGGCAGTGTTGAGTTCAACACAATCTTCCAAGGCAAACTGCGTCTTATCCAAACTCGCGCAGCTCAAGGTCTTACTGCAGCCGAGCGTACCAAAGTAAACACCGGCGCAGGTGTAGACATTGTTGGCGCTAAGACGTCTTTCATTGTACTTCCTGGCGCTTTGGCTATGGAAAATCTGGCAGTGCCTGAACCCACTGAAATTGATCGCAATGCCAGCTCTTACAAAGGCGGTGGTACAACTACTATCTGGCGTCGTTGGGGCTACGTTCTTGCTCCTGCCGGTTATGATTGGGTGGGTGATGAAGAAGCTTTCCCAACCAACGAAGCTTATCGCTATGTAATTGAAGCGGGCACCGGCAAGACTCTTGTCACCGCAACTAACGCATTGGCTGACACCACAGGTACCTGGAAGCGTAAAACTGCATCCGCTCTGTCTCTCGGCATTCTGCCTGTATTCCACGCATAAGGTGAGCCATGAGTATCATCAAGGGTATTAACTCTAATGTTTCTATGTCAGAAGCAGATGAGTATTTTTCCACAAGAGTTGACAGCGATATTTGGTTTAATTCTGTTTCCTCCAAGAGAAAAGCCGCACTCGTCAGCTCAACTGGTATTCTTGATGAACTCCGTTGGGCAGGCGTTGCAGTTGACGCCTCTCAAGAACTGGCGTTTCCTCGCAAAGGTCATTACTTTGACCCTCGCATTGGAATGAATGTTTCTCTTGAGGGTTATCCTAAAAGAGTTAAAGTTGCAACTTATGAATTGGCACTGCACCTTCTGTCAAATGAAGGCAGCTCTGTGTCAACCGGTGAGATTGATATTTTGAAGATCAGCGGAATTGAACTGCATGATATCAAAGCACCACCCACAATCCCCAACAGTGTCACTCGTATGATTAAACCTTTACTGGTAAATGCGGGAGCGGCTATGTGGTGGAGGGCCAACTGATGAGCTATGTCAACATGATTGACACGCAGCTTAACAACGCCTACAGCCAGCTAAAAGATTTGGCCACGACAGTTGTGTTTAACAATCGAGATGTCACCGGTTTTGACTTCTCAAGCGCTGAGCCGACTGTTGAAACCGATCCTGGCAAAACGGTCAAAGCCGTGGTACTCAAAGAGTCGAAAAAGGAGAATGTAAGGACGCTTCAGCTGCTTTTAAAGACGGCGGAGTTGCCTGAAATTTCCCAATTTGATACTGTTGATATTAAAGGCGAGACTTGGGCAGTTGGTCCGATAACCTTTCAAAGGCGCTACATTACGCTATTGACTGTAGTGTTGGGAGGCTAAATGGGAAAGTTTGTAGGTTTGCAACAAGACATTTATTCCGTGTTTGCAAAGCAAGAGTGGAAAGCAGAACAAATTGCTACATATCCTTCTCTAATGGTCCCGGACAATCCCGGACAGGAGTATATTCGAGTCTCAATTGTGCCGTCCTCTCAGGGGATTAACATATCGTCTGTTAGCGGCATATTGATTATAGACATTTTCGCTGCCCTCATAAGTGGACCGAAGAGACCTTTACAGCTGGCTGACACATTGGATATTTTCCTTGTGGCTAAGTCAATTGAGTTGTCCACAGGTACCACTCAGTTTATGGGCAGTAGCGTAAGCAGTACTCAAAAAGATAAAGATGATCCTGCCTTAAGCATGACATCCTACTCTATACCTTTCAGTTACTTCGGAGTAAATTAAATGGCTCACATTTCCTCAATCGGTGCAGGCGTATTCTCAGACTTGTCAGTAGCATCTCCTCTGGCTGACATGAGTACCTCTGCACTCAACGCGCTGGATGAAGCTGCAGAGTTTCAAGCGCTGTTCGCCACCGAAATTGCTTCTGTCGGCGGCACCAAAGCTCCAGGCGCATTTGTGCGTATCAAGAACGTACGTGAGTTCCCGAGCATGGGTACACCACCTAACGTTGTTAACGTGCCTGTTTTTGGATCCAAGACTTCACAGCAGATCCAAGGCCAGTCTGACGCTCCTTCTATGGAGATCACCCTCAACTACGTTCCTGCAGAATGGGCTGACGAAGCCGCCAACATCCTGGGTACTTACGTAGGCGACGGTAAGCAACACGTTTTCCGATTCACCCTGCTCAACGCCGAGCCTACAGGCTCTGGTAACAGCAAGTATGCTTCATCTTCAACTGGTGTGGGTACTGTAGGTAACTCTCAGTATTACTGGATCGGTAAGTTGGAAGCATTGCAGGTTTCACCTCAGTTGAGCGATGCTAACACTGCCACCATTACTCTGACTATCCAGTCTGAATTCTTCGGTGCGTATACCGTTTAAAGATTAAGCCTCAAGCTTCTGCTTGGGGCTATTTTTGAGACACAATTATGACGAATCCATCATTCGATAAAGACTATGTGATCAGTCTCACTTTGCGCCATATGCGAAATAATATTGAGCTGAGTATCAGCAAGACTATTGGTCGTGTCGGTGAATTTGAAAACGACAATTCCAAAAGCATGGAAGTGATTCAGACACTATCGACTTTGCATGACATGAAGCGAGATATAGATACTCTCATCTCAAAAATTGCAGGCAAATCAAATGTCAGCACCTAATATGATTAAAAAGGATAAACCCAAAATGTCAGGTTTCAAAGCTCTTGTATCAAAGCGTATGCTCAAGAAAGTAACTTTCATGGGTGAAGAAGTTGAGATCGGTAAGCTCAGTGTGCGTACCGTGATGGAGATCCAAGCCAAAGCCCGTGTAGTTGACGAAGAAGATAACGGCATGGCTATGTTGCGCATGGTTATAAAAGCCGCAATCCCTGAATCCGAAGAGCTCAGCGACGAAGATTTTGAGTCATTCCCGATGGATGAACTCGGGTCACTGTCCAACAATATTCTGAAGTTTTCTGGCATTAACCCAGAGGACGCACCTCCAGCGGGGGAAGCGGGCTAACAGGTGAAGAACAAGTAATCTATGAGATTGCTTTTCACTTGAAGATGCCCGTCTACAAGCTGATAGAAGAAATGCCTTATGAAGAATTGTTAGGTTGGCAAGCTTTCTTTGAAATTCAGCCTCCTGGTTGGCAGGAAGACAATAGAGCATACAAGCTGCTTCAGGTTCAAGGCTGTAAAGCTAAGCCTGAAGAAGTCTTCCCTTCACTTGCTAAACTCTTCCGTCCCAAGAAAGTTGAGCATATTGACGGCTTGCTGTCACAGCCTGCGCTACATGGCTCAGGTTTGCTCGGTAAAATGTTGGCGGCAAGAGGAGGAGAAAGATTAGGTTATGATGAAAGTTAAACTGACGGGTGACATCTTTGCTGAGTACGACAAAGCTCATAAGGTCATTTCAGACAAGATTAAAAAAGAAATTGTGGCCAACTTGAAAGAAGCTACGCCAGTTGATACTGGTGAGGCTCGTGACAGCTGGGCCTCTGATGCTAACGGTGTATATAATACCGCAGACCACATAATTGATTTGAACAGAGGCAGCTCTCAAAAAGCACCTGCTCATTTTGTAGAAAGAGCTATATTGAGTGTCAACGGCGTAAAGCCGAACGGCATTGTAGTTCGCGAAGTTTAACATTTCCCCATTGAGCATTTGCTCGGTGGGGTTTAATTTCAGGAGATTAAGATGGCTGGTATACGGATTGACGCAGAAGCCAGGACTAACTCCGCCAGAGTTGAACTGGAGCAACTCAACCGCAAGATTGGAGACGTGACGAAAAATGCCCGTTTCTCAGGTTCCGCTTTAGATAAGCTTTTTGGTGGTCGTTCAAATAATTTAAAGACACAGACAGACGGCACTACAAAATCAGTTAAGAAATTAGAGACTGCCAGCACACAATCAATGAACAAAGTTGATAAGTCTGTGGGCAAGAGTACAGACATGATGGCCAGTCTGCGGAATGCTGCCTTAGCTGTAGGTACGGCATTTGCTGCTATTGCGGCAACTAATGCCTTTAACCGCGTAGCAGATGATCTGACAGATTTGCAAAACAGGCTCAAGCTTGTAGAAAATAGCATGCTTGGTGTTTATCGTGCGCAGGCTCTTTTGTATCAAGTGTCCAAAGACTCACGCTCTGCACTTGCTGATAACGTATCTCTGTATGTGGATATGTCAAAAGCATCAGAACGTATGGGTGTTAGTCAAGAAATTGTAATAGACAACTTGCGTACATTACAGCAAATGGCATCGCTGTCAGGCACTTCGCTGGAAGGCTTGAAAGCTGCGTTTACTCAGCTGGGCCAAGGTATTGCTTCCGGTGCGCTTCGCGGCGAAGAATTGAACTCGGTAATGGAGCAGTTCAAA